GAGATGACTCTTTATTCAAATTTGGAAATTATTTTTATGAAATGGATATGAAAATGTTTGATCAAAGTGTAGGTCCATGGGCGCTAAATGTCTTAAAAAATTTTCATGATCTTATAGGTTATCCAAAAGAATGTCGTGAATACTTACATCGTATTTCTACTGAAAAGATCATTTACAATTACAAAGATGTGCGTTTGACAGCGAAATGTTTTCCACAATTGCCAACTGGTTACCCTGGTACTTGTGATGACAACACTCTTTTAAACATATTAATGTGTTATTTATCTATTAAAAGACAAGACCCTGAAAAAGCAGCAAAAGAATTAGGATTTTCCATTAAACTTAAAAAAGCAAAAAACCTGATGGGTTTGACATTCTTAAAAGGATGGTGGTTGCCGGATACTCAAGGAATTATGCATTGGATCCATTTGCCTTCTCAAGCTATAAAGATTGGCAAAGCCTTAACCGATCCAGAATTCATATTTAAAAATGAACCACGTGCGTATGAAAAAATGGCTTTTGCTATTGCATCTTCTTTAGGAGACGTGCCAGAAAATTATCCAATTCTAGGCCCTTTTTTAGCCATCATGAAAAGAAGTGAGAAGACTTTTAAATATGAAGAACCTCACGTGAACCATTCACGCCCCAGTGAAAATTTCAATTGGTTTAAAACAAGTATTAAATCATTTGAATTAGATCATCATGTTGCTTCTGAAGTCATATGCCAAAGATATGGGTTAGACCTTTATGATATTGTTCATGTCACCCAAATGTTGCTTTCAATAACACATTTTCCGTGTTTCATAAGTCATTTTGTATTTAACAAAATGGCTGAAATTGATTATTATTAAATTATTATCGTGCCGGGAGAATAAGAAAAAACTTATCAAATTATCACATTCGATTCAATGAATAAAAAACAAAGCGAAAAACAATTACCAACTAAAAAAGAAGAAAAACAAATAAAAATTGCCACAACCAATTCTGCAGTGCTTTCTCAAGGAGAATTTCTTGCTATTAAGAAAATGCTTCATGAAAATGAGAAAGAAAAAACTGGACCTCTTGGGAAAGACAAAAAGAAAACTAGAGGAAGAAGAACAGCAAGAAAACAAGAAGATTTGGATCCTAAAAAAGCTACTGGTGCTAAAGATTCGAAACGTAGAAGTAGGAAAAGATTGCCACAAATAAGAGGCAATACAACAACTGATGATATCAAAAAAACTTATCAAATTATCACATTCGATTCAAT